CTGATGTGGCCGTTCTCGCGCAGAAAGCCCTCGGGCTTTTGCTCCTCCGCGTGAGCCTCACATCCCTCAAGCATCAAGAGTATCAGCCACACCCACTTCATTGATTCAGCTCCAGTCATCGTCGCAATCGTAATGGTGATGGTGATGGCAGCCGGAGTCTGCACCGGCGTCCGCGGCGCCGAAGAAGAAGCATGCGAGACTCAGCAGGCCAAATAGTCCGATCAGGTGATGCATGGGTCAGTCCTCCACTCCAATGCGTTCGGGCAGCGTGAGCTGAAGATTGCGGAGGACTTGCTCGGCCTCTTCGTAGCTCAGAACAATGGTGGTGTAGGACTTCACGGCCCTGAGCTGCAGTGAAATGTGTCCTGGCGCGCAGTTGTAGACCCGCACGGTATTTGCGGCGGCTATTTGCTCGCGTTTCTGGTTGAGCGTGACTGTGTTGCGCGGCCTAACGCTGCGGTCGGTTACTTGGGTCATGGGTCAGTCCTCCAGTCCAATGTTGCGTTCGGTCAGATCCGCGAGTGCGGAGAGCAGGGTGGGGCCGTATCCTGGCGTCCAGCCCTCCGCGAGGTCTTCAAGCATGGCGACGTAACGGCCGTTGGAGAGCTGACCCACGATCACGTAGTTGCGCTGGACGGGGAAATAGATGCGTTGGGTATTCATGTAATGTCCTCATTGCTGATGAACCATACATACGATATGATCCTGCCACCGTCAATATCGTACATATGAAAAAACTGTGATGGGACGCAAAAAACTTTGGAAAAGACGGCTGACCCTTCCGCTGGCGGCGGAGACGGTCGAGCGGATCGATTCCGTTTTGGAAGAGGGGGAGGCGCGGCTCGATCTCATTCGGGCGGCGATCGAGCGGGAGCTCAAGCGGCGCGAGCGGAAGACTTCCTAGTTCCGCGGACAAGGAGACGATGCAATGAAAAACCTTTACGAATTCGAGGTTCGCGCCCAGTGTCCGGTGATGCCTGACGATACCGACCTGTACCGCTAATTCGCCCTCTCTCTCCTGACAGGCCTCTGCGCCTTGATAAACGACAGGGCGAGCTCTGCCCGACTGACGATTTGCCTGAGGCGCATTTCCTCCGCGGCGACCTCGTCGCAGTAGTTCGGATCGAGCGAACTCTCGACAACGACATCGAGTGCCTGGATGATGTAATCCAGTCCTTGACGAATAGAGGGGCGATCGCTCATTGCCACTCGTCCCTGGCGAGAATGTCGAGGTGAGCCCTGAGGCAGGCATAGATCACCAATGGAATAAAGACCGTGATGGAGCCGGCGAGTACGGCAATCAGGCTGCTGTCCATATAGGATCCTCCTGACCGAATAGGTAGTACGTTTCCTACATCGTACGCAAGAGGACAGAATCCATTCCTCCTAAATGTAGGACTATACCTAAATAAAGGATTACTATATACCCTATAGTATGATTCGGAATCCTACGCTGGAGCTACTCCGCGAGATCGAGGCCTTTCTGGAACAAACCGGAATGCCGCCATCGGCGTTCGGCCGGGCGACCATCGGCGATCCCAATCTCGTCCGCGATCTCAAGGATGGCCGAGAGCTCCGCTTCCAGACGACCCAAACCATCAAGAATTACATCGCGTCCTATCGACGCCGGAAGTCGGCCTAACCAAGCCGCCTTCCGGCAGAATGTCTCCGCATGACCGACACCGAAACCAATCGCCCGCGCCCGCGCCGTTCGCACATCTTCCCGAAGGAACCGCACGGCCATTACGTCGAATCTTCTTGGTGCTCCAAGCGCCTGTTCGAGGCCGAGCCATTCGAGGGCTCGATCGTCGATCCCGCTTGTGGCTGGGGCACGATCGTCGTTAACGCTATCCTCGCCGGCTATAACGCCGCGGGTTGTGATCTCGTCTATCGCGGTTGGGACAACTCGTCGCTGACGCCGAGCGACTTTCTCAAGAGCGAGATCATCTGGGACAACATCGTTACCAACCCGCCGTTCGATTTGCTCAAGGAATTCACCATCCAAGCCGTGCGGCGATCGCAACGCAAGGCAGCGCTGATCTTTCCGCTGGCGCGCATGCCGGCAGCACACTGGCTCGACCAACTACCTCTGGCGCGCGTCTGGCTGCTCTCGCCGCGGCCCTCGATGCCGCCTGGAAGCTATATCAGAGCAGGGAACAAGCGTTCCGGAGGGAGAGTCGACTTTTGCTGGCTTGTGTTCGAGCACGGCCACCTCGGTAAACCCACAATGGAATGGCTGCACCGCGATGCCCCGCGCCAACCATGAACATCAGATCCAATGCGCGATCGTCGAGTTCTGGAATCTGCGCGGCCGCAGAGATCTCGAGCTGCGCGCAGTCCCGAATGGCGGCCTGCGCAATCCTGTCACCGCGCGGCGACTGAAGGCCGAGGGCGTGCGCCCTGGAACGCCTGACATGTTTGTCGTGCTCCCTAACGGCCGCACCGGATGGATCGAGATCAAGACTCCGAAGGGCCGATTGACAGATGAGCAAAAAGAATTCGCGCGCAAGGTTCTGAACCTCGGGCACGAATGGGCAGTGGTCAAGGATTTGAAGGACGCGCAAATCGTACTCGCGATGTGGGGCGCGCTGCGCGGAATAAGGGAGGCAGCTGAATAGCTACAGCGCCGCGACGATGGCGCAGATGATTATCAGCCACAGCACAATGGAGATCAGACCTCCGTTGTAAAAGCCGCGCGCCGCACGCAGTCCGTCATCGTATTCGTACATCGTACTCTCGTACTACGTCGGCGCGGTCCTACCCGATTGTTACCGTGGTAACAAAATTCAAAAAGCGACCGAACCGACACAGGTTAACGAGACTGAGGGGAGCTGCGCAATGACAACGATATCATCGGTGGATCCTTTGCTCGCCGCCTTGCGAGCGATCCATCCGGACAGGGACAAAACCGACGATTGCCATGATGATGTTGAGCCACCGGAGCCATCGAGGCCGCACGAGTGGCTCTTCGTCGCGACCCAGCCGCTGCCACTGCCGCGGACCATTCGTCGGGCCATGGCCGTGGTGGCGCGTGACTACGATACTTCGGTGTGGGCGTTGCAGTCTCCCATCCGCACGGCCGAGGTCGTGCTGCCGCGTCAGATCGTGATGTACCTCGCCAAGCATCGCATTGGCGCGTCGCTGCCGGCGATCGGCAGGGTGCTCGGTGGTCGCAATCACACCACTATTCTGCACGGGATCAAACGCATCGAGGCGCGGCTGGCGAGCAGCGATGTCGAGTTCACGGAGCGGATCAACAGGCTTATCGCAACCATCTTTCCGGAGGATGATGACCATGATCACTCGGGCAATTAAAGCTGACGATGCTTGGCTGAAGTGGAAAGAGCAGGTGATTGGCGCGTCCGAGATCGGCGCGGTGTTTCACTGCCATGATCACCTGACCTATTACCAGCTCTATCACATGAAGCGTGACAAGCTGAAAACAGAGAAAAACAAGGCGATGGAGGACGGCCTGTTGATGCAGGAGGTCGCGCTCAAGATGATCCAGCGCGACCATCCCGAGTTCAAGGCATACGATCCCAGACTGCATTATTCCGATGCTGATTATGGCGTCGGCGCCACGCCGGACGTGTTCGCGCAAGACGCGAATGGCCGCCTCGGCGTCATCCAGATCAAACACGTTGACCGCGATGTCTACAGGCAGAAGTGGCTGAAATCGGTACCGACGTGGATTGCCCTGCAAGTCACTCAGGAGGCGTGGCTGACCGAAGCGAAGTGGGGAATGATTGCGGCGCTCGTTCACGATCATGAGCTACAGCTGTACCTGACCGACGTCGAGATCCACAACCACGTCATCGACGAGATCAAGGTTCAAGCGACGGAATTCTGGCGCCGCGTCCGGGAGGGCGACGAGCCGGAGCCGAATTATCGCCGTGACAGCGAGGCGATCCGCGAGGTGCTGCGCCAGGACGATGGCAGCGAGATCGATCTCTCAGGTGATAACGAGCTTCCCGAGATCTTGCACCAGCGCGCGATCCTCATCGGCGAGATGGCGGCCTATGAGAAAGAGCTGAAGGCGATCAATGCCGAGCTCCTGCACCGCCTCGGCACCGCGCAAATCGGCCGGCTGAAGCAGGGCTACATCTCCGCCAAGACGATTCATCGCAAGGCCTATGAGGTCGCCGCGACGAGCTACCGGCAGCTTCGTGTCGTGACACCCCAACATGGAGATTAATAACCATGATCGACCTTGTCCGAAGGCTCATCGAACATCTGCGTCAATGGCTGCGCGAGCCTGACCGCCCGCAGCCGCTCGCACTATCCCCACCCGCACGGGTCTCTGCCTACGATGATCGCTTTGGCTATGCCCAGGAGATGAAACTATGCGAATCCTCAGATGCGAGCCACCGCTCTATTACAACAGAGCCGAATTCGCGAACGCCGTCTACCACGCCGTCCCCATCGATCCGCGCGGCGCTAAGTCCTGCGACATCATCCGAGCCCTCTGCGGAACAGCCCGCGCCATCTGGAGCGCCCGAGACGGAGACCGCGTCACCTGCCGCCGCTGCCTCGCCATCGCGCAAGGCACGTCGCAAGGCGGCCTCGGAGTTTCGCAAGCTCGAGAAGGCGCGGATGAAGTTCGACAAGTGGGTGACGCCGCAAGGCGCGCCGGCAGAGAAGGAGAAGGTGCAGCGTGCCGCACCAAAGCCGAAGGCTCCGAAACCTGAGACGGTCGAGCCTGAGCCTGAGCCCGAGACCGGCTTCGATCTCACCGGCAAGACCGCCAACGTCGGCATCGCCGACCACTACGATCTCGACCCCAACAATCCCGAGGTGCTGTACGAGGAAACCGAGCTGTGGGGCCAGTATAATTTCCGCGATACGATCCTCGACCAGCTCGAGCGCTACTGGTGGTATCTGGAGCGCATGAAGGCTCGCGATCCGGACGCCTACGGCTTCTATAAGACCTACGGCGCGCAGCTGGTGCCCTATCTCACCAACAAATTGGTGGGCAAGGCCAAGAAGAAAAGCGACAAGCTGGTCGGCAAGGAGCTCGAAAAGTATCGCAGCGAGATCACCCTGTCGCCGATGTTCAATGAGATGCGACCCGCCTTCGGCTGCGTCGTGTTCGGCGCCAATCCGAAGGTCGAGTCCTGGGAGGAGGGCAACAAGATCATGTGGCCGCGGTTCATCTACTACACTAAGATGGATCGGCCACCGCCCGAGACGCAGCTGATGCTGGGCGGCGACACCTACAAGTGTACCTTGTGGTGGGACTCGCCGAAGCGCGCGAAAAAGTGGGGCACGCCGCAGCAATTTTGCATCTTCATCGATCGCTCCGGCCAGCACATTCAAGTGCTGCGCACTTGCGAAACCAGAATGATTCATATCCACAAAAAGAAGGGCCTCGGACTGTTTGACATTCCGGACAGGCACTGGCGCATCCCAGGCGATTACGAGGAGTGGGCAGCCGAATTCGGCATCGACGCGCAGACCCACCTCTCGCACACGTTCTGCTCAGTGGTCGAGCACGCCGAGCACGCTCACTTTGGCGATGTCCGCGTGCAAGTGCATAAAGACGACATGACTGCTGTGTTTGCGATCGACAGCCGGCGGCTCAGCTACTTCTTTAGGGATCGCGACTACGACGAGGATGGCCGCAGGCGCGTGTTCCACATCGTGCGGCCGCATGTGCGGGCCGATGGCTCCACGGTCAAGATGCATTACCGCGGCGAGAAAAGCTTCACGTGGGCCGGCTATCGCGTCGAGATCACGGTACCGGCGCTCGACCACTTCATGGACGAGGATTTCGGCGTCGGCTCCAGCGATGCATTCTGGATCCATCACAAGAAGAAATACCTCACCGAGCCGGAAGTCGCCGCCAAGCTCGTGGGATGGCAACACCAAGGCTACGGCGGACATCAAAGGAGCTAACACATGACCACACCCGCACCGGTGCAGACCCCAGGCGACATCATGCAATCGGTCCTGATGGAGGGCGACCTCTCCAGGCTGAGCAAGGATGATCGCGTGACATACTTCAACAAGGTCTGCGAGAGTTTAGGCCTCAATCCCTATACCAAGCCGTTCGACTACATGAAGCTCGGCGATCGGACAGTGCTCTACGCCAGGAAGGATGCGACCGACCAATTGCGCAACCTGCACAAGATATCGCTCGAACTCTGCGACCCCGTGGTGAAGGACAACGTGCTGTCAATCCGAGCGAAAGCGAAAATGCCGATGCCCGATGGCAGCGTGCGCCAGGATGAGGACATCGGCGCAGTGGTTCTGCCCGACCACACCAGACCCGACGCCAGGGCGAACGCCATCATGAAATGCACCACGAAAGCGAAGAGACGCGTCACGCTGTCGATCTGCGGCCTCGGGTTCCTCGACGAGACCGAAGTCAGGGACGTCGCGCGCGAAGAGCCGCCCCCAAAGACCATCCGCTCGATCAGCGAGGGCCTCAACAACGTGGTCGGCAAGGCCAAATCTGAGCGCGGCAAGGCCAAGCGGGAACAGTTGAAGGCGGCCGGCCTCGATGATGAGGACATCGAGGACGTGCTTGAGGACATGGGCGAGCTCGAGGACAGCGAGTTCGATGAGCCACACGAAAAAGGTGGATAGACAGCGAATAAAATTTGACGTGCTCGACGCTGAGTGATGGAATTTGGGTTTGCGCTGGAAACCTCGCCATGACTAGTCCTGTCGCCAAGCTAATACGCCTGATGGTCGAAACCGGTGTGGCGCCTGAGCTCATTGAGCAGACTGTCGAGGCCTTCGCGGAGATGTTTTCATCACGAAAGTCCATGGACGTCACCGTGACAGAGCGTGACGAGTCCATGGACGATCGCGTGACTCGCATCCGCGAAAAGGACCGAATACGTCAGCGAGCGCGACGTGAACGTGAGCGTGAGTCCATGGATTCGTCCGTGGATGTCCGTGGATTGTCCATGGACGAGCGTGACTCCCGCACCGCAACACTAGTGCCACAAGTTAAGAATCTTTCTTCCTTCTCTAAAGAAAGTAAGATTCTTAAGAAAGAAAAAGAAAGAAAGAAAGAAGAAGAATCACCATGTCACGTGACGTCCATGGACGAGCGTGACACAGCGCCGTTCAATTCCGACGATTGGGAATATTTCTGGGATCTGTTCCCGAACAAGGTCGGCAAGGGCGCTGCGTTCAAAGCTTTCGCGAAAGCACTGCGCCGAACGTCGCCGGAAGTTTTGTTCCAGGGGCTGCGGCGCTACGTCAACAAAACCGACGAGCGCCCTTGGTGCAATCCAGCGACGTGGCTCAATCAGGATCGCTGGCTCGACCAGCCGGCGACCGTCGAGACCGATCAGCAGAAAAACAAGCGCGAAATGCGGGAGATCTTCGATGCCCTCGATCGACCGAGCCAAAGCGGCGGCGATGAAAATTTTGGGCTGCTATCCTTCCCTCAACGTCTCCGATAAGGAAGTTTTCGTGGCCGGCCTCGTCGCCCTGCTGACGACCTATCCGGCCGAAGTCGTCGCCCGCGCCGCTGATCCCTCGCGCGGCATCGCGGCAACGCTGAAATTCCTGAACATCGCCGAAATCCGCGACGCCCTGGATGGCTGGACCGTTGAGCACACCGAGCAGATGAAGCGCAAGCTGGCCCCGCCCTCGCAGCTCGGCGATTTCGCGGCAACGATGCGCGAGCACGTCTCGGAAGCAAACTTCTGGAGCTGGTTTAGCCAGATGCGGTTGGTCTGCCGCCCTGGCGAGCAAATCACGCTGGCAGTCCGCTCAGAGTGGGTTGCCGACGAGATCCGCAGCCGGTTTCAGAATCAGATCCTCGATGCCGCTGGCGTCAATCGCTTGGTGCTCGAGGTTGACCCAAGCTTGAAGGACGTGAACCGCGGCCCCGCGCCGGAAAAGTCGGTCAAGCTGCGATGAAGCACCGCAAACTAAAACCTCTGGCCGATAAGCCGAACCCAACCGTAGAGCGTTTGGTTCACGCCGGTTGGTTCGTACGGCGCAATGGTAGAATGGTAACGATGCTCGACGATGCCCTGGGAAGGGCGCTGAAGCGTTCTGTGATCAATGAGGTCCAACACTCAGCACTCGAGCGATATGCGCTGCACTGGCTCGCTAGTGGCCTTGGCGGCGGTCTTAGATCTGTCAACCTCGATCGCACTGTCCGCGGCGGAACAAGCGAGGCTTGGCTGGTGCATCGCGATGCGTACCGCAGGGCCAGAGCGGCAATGGACAGCCCCGAAGCTTTCGTCTGCGATCAGGTCGCGTGCCAGGATGTGAGACTGACGCAGGTCGGGTTGATGATGGGCTACCTCAGCGAGTCGCATGGCAGGGAGAAGGCCGGCGAGGTGCTGCGAGCAGGGGCCGATCAGTTGGTCAGACATTTCGATCGGAGCAGGTAATGATACGGGTCAATCTGCTGCGGGAAATCGACGGCCACGGAGTGTTCGATTATGAGATCGACGGGTACGGCGTACAGGGCCGTTCGCGGCAGCCGCTGTTGGATGCCTGCCGTCAGGTTAAACGCATGGGCGCCGACCCCGCCGACCGAATAGGGCTATTCAGATCCGGGAGGGAGCGACCTGATCTGGTTGGCTCCGTGGGATGGGGTGCCGAACACACGGTTGATGAGGTCCACACTCATTTCGTCAAGTGGAGGCCGTTTCCGGAGGGCAAGGTGCGATGAGGAAAGCCGCGGCAATCAATCGCCTCAACCAGATGCTGATGGAAGAGATCAGTTTCGCTCAGCACTGCGAAAGCGCCGCCGCTGGCGACGACATCGTGGCCTACCATCAGGACGGCGTCGAAGCCCTCAAGATGGCGCTCGCCGCCATGGCCAAGCTCTATGGCTACCGGATCGATCGAAAGAAAAAGCTGCTCATCAAGTCAGCGGAGGGCCAAATATGAGCTACCAGCCAAGCGCTCCATTCGTCGAGGTGATGCCGCTGCAACCGCCGTTCCCGCCGAAGATCTACCGCATCGAGTTTGCCGACTATGACAAACTGCTGGCACTCTCGCAAGCAGACTACGAGCGTGTGAAAGGGCTGCTCGGTGACAACATGAGCGGCCGTCATGTGATCCTGTCAGCCTGTCCGGGTAATGTGCTGGTGCGGATCGAGGTGAGGCCAAGTTGATCGAATGTTTTGCGGTGATGTTCACAAGTATAAATCTAGTATTTTCAAGATTAGGCAAGACTAGATCTTGACACTCGGGACGTTTTGGAGATGTTCTCAAGTAGTTCTAAGAATAGCGGCCACCACTTCAGTCATATCGTGGCTTATTATCTGGAGCAGTCGGCTGGTAATCCGCTCTATCGCTGGCCAAATCAGGATTCACGACTACAATAGCGCGCTCTATTATGCCCATCTTTCCAAGGGGTTAGAGAGACCGATGACAAAGAAGCCGAAACCTCGCCCAAAGCCTCGGCCAGGGTGCTAAAAGTACTTGGCTAAGCTATCTGAGCCGATCGTGAGGATCACGCACGGCCTTTCAGCTCGGGCTGGCCCTCGAAGCGGGCAATCATTTCCTTCATCAGCGTTACCACGTCGTCGCGGTTAGCACCGTTTGAAATGAAGTTGCAGCGCCCAGCGGTATCATTGAACGGAAACACCATGAGGACGAAGCCAACCTTGCGGTCGTTGCCTCTGGCCTCGCCATTGAAAATCATATCAACGGAGCTAACAATGGCGGTCATCTTCTCGATGTATTCCGGCTCGATGGGCGCAAGTTTGTTCATATCAGGCTCCGCACTGCGAGAATGATGAGAACCCATAGCAGCAGATTAAAGGAAAGGCCATGGCGAGGCGTGCCGAGGTGACCCGTCCGCGTTGGTTGCTAAATGCATAAAAGGATAAAATGAAGGGTATGATCGGCGGGGAGCAGCTTTATCCGCGGTCGTACCCTTCGTGGCAACGCGGCAATCCTGCTGCGGAAGCAGGGGTTTCGGTTAGCGAGACCTAGCCGCGCGCCGGGAATGGCATAACACACACAGCCGCATGGAGAATACCTGGCACGGGTATAGCAATGACCAAACCTGCCAAAGACTTACGATCGCTTGCCAGAACGCACACTGAGAACGCAGTGCAGGCGCTTGCAGGCATCATGCTGAACGGCACGAACGAGGGCGCTCGAGTGAGCGCAGCCGGCTTGCTGCTCGAGCGCGGCTGGGGCAAAGCCGCACAGCCGATCACCGGCGAGGATGGCGGCGAAATCACCATTGTTATCAGGCGCTTAATGGATGAGGACGCAGCCAAGACGATCGAAGGGCGCGTCGTCAAAACGATCGATCAGGTCGTTCGCACTGGAGTTGAGGACAAGGGCGACTGACTGCCCTAGTTGCTAACCCTTTGAGGTTGCTAACCTAATCTAATCCCAACTCTGAGTACCCCGATTAGCGCATAGCTCAGTGGTATTCTGTGCTGGTTGCAAAACTTACAAGTTTCACAAGACACAAGGGCTAGTAGGTCGCTGAAGGGCATGACCGAGACGCCGCGGCCCTCCATCGATCATACCGTTCAGCCGATAGCGTAGTAATCTCAATAGCTTAGACGTATACGGGGATTGGGCATGCCGCCCTCCAGGGTGGGGGTCCTACCGGAGGGGTATGTCGGGGATGACCTCGATCGAACCGGTACCGGTTAACCCCATTCCCGCGCTATCCGCTCCGAGCGAACGCGCATCAAACGTTAGATTAGGATAAAGCTGGGCTTCGATTGTCCCATCTGTCACGCCGTCCTTCGAAGGGTTGAAACCTGTAGCATCATCTGTGGGAAATAGGATTGGATTGGATGACCTATAAGCTTTACAGCTATACGGCGAGTGGCTGGGAGATCAGCCACGATCCGGAGGCCGAGCCGTCCCGTCAGTGGCGCATCCGGCATCAAGAATGGGGCACGAGGTTTCATTCCAGCCATGAGGCTGCGAGCATGGACGCTCTGACGACGGGGATTAAGCATTTGCAAGAGAGGCTGGCTAAATCAGGCCTCAGTCCGAGCAGCGGACGCTGAACTGAGCTGGATCCCAGCAGAAGGTGGACTGGACGAAGCGGGTGGAGACGGTATCGGTTTACGCATTTGCGATGGGTACGGGCAACCATCATTGATGAAGGCGGTTTCCGGCCGCCCGCAGCGACGACAATACAGGGTGTTTGGATCGCAGTCACAGCACATTAGACACTCCTTTGAGGCAGGAACTGCATACACATAGTGGATAAGTCCTATGGAGTTTCTCCAGGGCCAACGGGTCAAGCTGACGAGTGCGGCAGCGATGGTGAAGCAGCGTGGCATTATCAAGCAGAACGACCGCAAGATAGACTGGATGTCTCGCCAGGGCACGGTGGCGCACCGGACCATGCCCGGGAGCAGCGGCGTACTGATCAGGTGGGATGGCGCGAGTTATCCCGACCAATGGCCGAAGAGCGCGGTGGAACTGGTTGAACGATAAAAAGCCCCCGATGAAGGGGGCCAGTTGTTCTGAGTGCATAGAAAGGGTGGCAAGAGAAAGATTAGCAAATGTCCGAGACCAACCTAGCTGATTCGAGGCTCTGATGCCAGAGGCGTATTACGAGCGCGAGCCGATTGTGCATTTGGATGGCTCGCCGGTATTTCAGAATGCGGGCGACCGCGCCATTGAGGATGAGGTCGCGGACTACGTCGCCAAGAAGGGCAGCGAGAAGCATGGTGAGGCCGGCAAGCTTTCGGTGATTCGCTTTGCTCCACTGTGTCCGATTGATTGGTATGCCGAGCGCTATGATCGCATGGTTGGCCTTCTTGAGTTGAAGAGCCCGCGGGAGCCGATGGGCACGCACAAGGCTGTGCTGCTCAACGTTCGCAAATGGCTGGCGCTATCCCTGGGCGCCACTGGCCTCGGGGTGCCGGCGATTTTCGTGGTGCGCTGGAATGACGGCAATGTGCGCTGGCTGCCGCTGAACCGGATTGATGCCTCAAAGCACAGGATTGGGGGCTGCAAGCGGATTGTGAAGTCGATGAGCGATATTGAGCCGGTGATCGAGGTGCCGGTCGACAGCATGATGGTGCTGTAGGTACAACGAGGGGTTGACCTGATGCCGATGAGCGACCTTGGCTTCTTTCGGGGTCTACGCCAGCATCAGGCAAGGATGACTGCGGAGGGCCGCTGCGTCCAGTGCGGGGCGGAGTTTCTTTATGGCCGCGAGAATGGCGAGGTCACCGAGGAGGGCAAGCCGCCCTACCTGATGTGCTTCTTTTGCTGGGACGCGCTTGAGTACGACCCATTCGACTACCGGCCGCAGCTCTCGCAATTTCATTATGGGCATTGCTGACAATGGAAGATTTCTGGATTGGCGTGCTGGCCGGCGTGACGCTGGGCACGTCGGTGGTCTCGTGCGTCGCGTTCATGCTGCGGGCGCGGTTTTGTGACGGAGGGCTCTGATGGCGCTAGGCCAAAGCCTTGGCGGCTCTGCGGGCCGCGGGGGATTGACGCCCAATTTCAGCCAGATCAACGATCCGAACGACCCGATGGCGCTGGATCCGAGCATTGATCCGAACATGGCGCTGGCGGATCCGAACACATGACGGAGGTGAACCCGAACATTGCAGTGACGCATGCGCTGGCGCAGCCAGTCAGCCTGACGCCGGAGCAGGTCGAGACGGCGGTCGGCAAGTCGATGCGGGGCGACATCCAGACCCAGCCGATGTCGATTGATCAGATCAACTCGATGATCGATGCGATCATGGCAAACATGACGCCGCAGGAGCAGATGTCGACCTTTAGCATCATGAACGGCATGCAATTGAATGCGCTGAACCCGCTGGCGACGGCGCCCGATCCGGAGATGGCGATCAATGACGCAGTGACAGATGAAAATGCACCCGTGACGCTGAGCAATAACCTTGGCGAGCCTGCCACGCCGGCACCTCCCTCGATGGGCTATGGCTACGGCATCAACGCCAATCAGGCACCCGCCAACACCGGCTACACCTCGAATGCGGTGAGTGACGCGGTGGCCGCTCCTGGGCCGGCCAATTCCGCAATGGCCAATGCGCTGGCGGACGCGGTTGGCTATGCCAACAGTCAGGCCGCGGACACTGGCTACGGCTACGGCTTGGGCTTGGGCTTGGGCTTGGGGGCCGACGCCTCGTCGACCGGCAACCCTGGCGGACTGGCGACAGGCGGTGGTGCAGCTTCGACCGGCGAGAATGACGGCGGCAGCCAGGGAGCAGGTCAGGGCTTCGGCAGCGTGGGGCCTGACGGGGGCACCGCGAGCGGCAATGTCGGCGGCATGGCGACCGGTGGCGGCGCGGCCTCGACAGGCGAGAGCGGCAACGACGGTAGCGGACAGGGACAGGGACAGGGACAGGGACAGGGCGCCAGCAGCGGCACCGGCGGCGGCGTCTCGGAAGGCGGAGGCAATGAAGGCGCGGCGGCGGCAGGGGTCGGCGACTGGTGATCTCGAGATCAGTTTTCGGGGCGGCAGGCTCTCCGTGAGATTCACCAGGCCGCCCGAGGACGTCGTTGCGTTCGATCGGCGGGCCTACCAGCGCGACTACATGCGGAAATGGCGGAAAAAGCGTGGAAATAAAGTTTCCGTTTAACGGCTGGGAGGCGAGACCACACCAGAAACGGTTGTGGAATTACCTCGAGCAGGGCGGCAAGCGGGCGCTCGCGGTGTGGCACCGGCGCGCAGGGAAAGACGAAGTCTGCCTGCACCGGACGGCCGTTGCCATGCATGAGCGCCCGGGAAACTATTGGCATGCGCTGCCCGAATATTCGCAAGGCCGCAAGGCGATCTGGACGGCGATCAATGCCCACACCGGCAAAAGGCGCATCGACGAGGTGTTCCCGCCGCAGCTGCGTTCGACCGTCAACGATACCGAGATGTTCATCCGGATGAAGAACGGCTCGACATGGACGATCATCGGCTCCGATCGTTATGATTCGACGGTCGGCGCCGGCGTGGCCGGTATCGTCTATTCGGAATTCGCGCTGTCCAATCCGAGCGCGTGGGCGTTTCATAGGCCGATGTTGGAGGAGAATAATGGCTGGGCGATTTTCATTACGACCCCCCGGGGACATAACCATGCCAAGGCGATGTTCGACTATGCGCACACGCGCCAAGAAGGGGATCGAGGCTGGTTTTGCGAGCGGCTGACGGCGCGGGATACCGGCGCGCTGACGGAGGATCAGCTCGAAGAGGCGCTCGAGGAGTATCGCAGCCTGTACGGCATGGACGTCGGGACGGCGCAGTTTCAGCAGGAGTACGAATGCAGCTGGAATGCGGCCGTGCTCGGCGCCTTTTATGCGCTGGAAATCGCCGATGTGCGCCGCGAGGACCGTGTCACAGACAAGATCGAGGCGATGCGGAACCGCATGGTGCATCGGGCCTGGGATCTCGGCATCCGCGACGATACCTCGATCTGGTGGTTCCAGTATCAGCCCAACGGTCAATGCTACATCCTCGACTGCGTGTCGGCGTCGGGTGTCGGCGTCGAGTATTTCGCGGCCGAGGTCGAGGCGAGGCGCAAGGCATATGGCTGGAAGGATGGCGACGATTGGGTGCCGCCCGATGCGAAAGTGAAGGAGTGGGGCAGCGGGCGCACCAGAATAGAGACGATGCGCGAGCTCGGGCTCCGTCCCAATTTGATTCCGCAAAGCACGATCGCGGACGGCATCAACGCGGCGCGGCGGCTGCTTCCGGTGTGCGTGTTTCACTTGAGATGCAAAGAGGGCATCGAGGCGCTCGAGCAATACCGCAGGGAATGGAATGACGAGGCCAAGACGTTTCGAGCCAGCGCCGTACACGATTGGTGCTCGCACTATGCGGATGCGTTTCGCTACCTCTCGTTGTCTCGCCATGACGATATCCGTAAGGTTGTTAGGCGGCCGCAGCTCAGGAGCGGCCTCGTCATTCCGCCGCCGCGGGAATATCCCGCCAGCCGCGGCATGGTTTTCTAGGAGCATTGTATGGTTGAAGGCGACCAGCCTCCTATCCAAGAGGATAGGCGGGAAGATGATTTTGAATTCGACCCCTCTATAGAGCCGAAAAGCGCCAAGGCGTGGCTCAACCTGATCAAGGAAAGTGAAGACGCGTTCGAACAGTACAACTATCATTGCGATAATATCGACCGCAACTATGCCAACCTGATGCGCCTTGGCGACCGCGCGCGGCCCAAGGAGTTTCAGATGTATTGGGCCAACGCATCGGTGTTGCAGCCCTCGATCTACGCGCAGCCGCCGGTGCCGGTGGTGACGCCGAAGTTTCTCGACCGCCGGCCGGTCTATACGGCGGCATCGGAAGTGCTCGAGCGCTGCTGTCAGGTGGCGTTCGATCTCGCCAATATCGACACCCTGATGAAGTTGGTTCGCAACGACCTCGCCATGATCGATCGCGGCGTGGCCTGGCTGCGCTACGAGTCCAAGAAGGATTATGAGCCGGATTCGGAATATGCCACCGAGCGGGTCTGCATCGACTTTAAGGATCGCAGGGACTTCCTGCACAGCCTGTCGCGCAACTGGCGAGAGGTGACGTGGGTCGCTGCTGCCTCCTACATGACGCGCAAGGAGGCGCGCGAGCGCTTCAAGCCCTATAGCGGCGACGAATATCAGGACGCCGACTACGTCATCGACCGCGATGTCAACGAGGTCGGCGGCACCGACGAGAGAGAGCGCGCCAAAATATGGGAGATCTGGGACAAATCCTCCGAGCGGGTGGTCTGGGTCGCGGAGGGCTGCGAGAACATTCTCGACGAGAGTGATCCGCACCTCGACCTCAGAAACTTCTTTCCATGCCCCTGCCCAGCGTATGGGACGGTGCAGCGCGGAAGCTTGGTCCCCGTGCCGGACGTCTTGCAGTACAAGGATCAGCTCGACGAGATCAATTTGCTGACCTCGCGGATCCACGCGCTGTCGGAAGCGGTGGTGGTGCGCGGCTTCTATCCAGCCGGCGGCGGCGAGGTGGCGGAGGCAATTCAAGCGGCGATCGCCACCAATACCCCAGGGGAAGTGCTCGTTCCAATTAAGAATTGGGCGACATTCGGGGCGACGCAGGATCCGATCCTGTGGCTGCCGATCGACACCATTGCGCAGACCATCACCGGCCTCGTCGCGCTGCGCCAGCAGATCGTGCAGGACATCTATCAGATCATGGGCCTCTCCGACATTATGCGGGGCTCGACCTCGCCGGAGGAGACGCTCGGGGCGCAGCAACTCAAGAGCCAGTACGGCTCGGTCAGGATCCGCGACAAGCAGCAGGAGCTGGTGCGACTGTCGCGCGACATCGTCGAGATCGCCAGCGAGATCATTACCGAAAAGTTCTCCAAGGTGACCATCATCAAGATGTCGCAAACCCAATTGCCGACCGACGCCATGGTCAACGACCGCATGCGCGTGATCGAGGGCCAGATCGCTATGATGCAGAAGCAGATGAATCAGGCGATGGGCTCGCCCCAGGCTCGCCAAATGATGCAGCAGGATCCCAATCAGGCCGGCCAGATCTCCGATCAATCGCAACAGCAGTTGCAGGACGCCCAAGACGAATTGCGCCAGCTCGCCGAGGCGCCGACGATCGAGCAGGTCTTCACGTTCCTCAGTGACAACAGGGCGAAAGCTTTCGTGTTGGATATCGAGACTGACAGCACCATTCTCGTCGACGAGATGGGCGAGAAGCAGGCTCGCAACGAGTTCATCGGCGTGCTCAGCCAGCTCTTGCCGCAGCTCGGGCAATTGATCAGCGCGGCGCCGGAAACCGCGGATTTCTGCGCCGAGACGCTGAAGTTCTCCACTGCGCCGTACCGTGCCGGCCGCAGCATGCAGAGCGCCATCGACGATCTCGCCGAGCGCATGAAGCTGAAGAGTGGCCAGCCACAAGGGCCGGACCCGATCACGGCGCAGAATCAGGCCGCAATCCAGATCGAGCAGATCAAGAGCCAGACTTCGCTGCAGAACAAGCAGGCCGACCTCCAGTTCAAGGCACAGGAGCTGGCGCAGGCCGACCGCCACAAGCAGATGGACATCGCCAGTCAGCAGAGCATCGCGCAGGCCAAGCTGCAATCGGCGACCGTCGACCAGCAGGCCGATGTGCGGGTGCAAGCGCAGAAGGTGGTGGAGAGCCGCGAGGCGCACCAGCTGAATATCCTGAAGGCCCAGCAGGACATGCAGTTGCAGCGCGAGAAGGCCGCCAACGATCAGCGCGAGAACGAGGCCGATCGCGCCGCCAGCCGGCAGCAATCGATGATCAAGGCGATGCAGCCGCCGGCGCCAAGGGCACCTAGTGGCGCGCCACTAGGCGCGCCTAATCCGTACAAGGGGCTATAGGAGGCGATCATCGCCACGTTCAACAAGTATAACGCCTTCATCGATGCGCTGTGCTCCGGCGGCCACAACCTGAAGACCGCGGCCTACAAGGTGGCATTGACCAACACCGCGCCATCAGCGGCGACCGACACCAACTGGAGCGCCGGCATCTATCCGCCGCCCGCGGCCGCCAACGGCTACCCGTCGGGGGGTGCGACGCCAACGGTGACCACGGCGACGACGACCGGCGGCGTCTTCAAGCTGGCGCTGCAGGATCTGGTGTTCACGGCGACATCGGGCGGCATCGGGCCGTTCCGCTACGTGATCCTCTACAATGCCAGCGCCGGCAATGGATTGCTTGGCTTCTATGACTACGGGTCGAGCGTGACACTGAATGCGACCGACACGTTCACGACCGATTTTGATGATACGTCAGGCGTGCTTACCGTTTCTTGACAGCGGAAAGAGCTTCTTCGCCTGTCCATCCACGTTGGAGTCGATCGGAGATCGTCGCCGGATGTATCGAGAGCAACTCACTCCATTCAATGATGGTTTTGGTGACGCCATTACAGGTGATCAGACGATTGATTTTCGAATTACGGCATTGCTGCTTTTGGCTAGCCCACCGGCAATTCTCGGGAGAATAGGGGCCATCGTTGTTAATGCGATCGAGGGATTTCTTGGCTGGTTTCTCGCCCATGTCCGCGAGAAACGCTTCGAAAGAGTTGAGCCATCGCTCGCAAACGATGATGCCGCGGCCGCCATACAGGGAATAGTTCTTATGCAGCGGATTGGTGCATCTCGACTTCATTCCGGCCCACGTATGGTAGGTCGGACTGATGCCGTTGGTGGCGTGTCCGTGTTTGGTGCTCCGCGCTACTGTAGCGTCTATGTTCGCGCAGCCGCAGGAGCCACCGCTAGGCCTTTTGAGCGAAGCGCCCTGAACGATGCCACATTTGCCGCAGCTGCATTGGCAGCGCCATCGTGTCTGTCCGGCTATCGAATTGTGGGCTCGGCCGAGCACGGTCCAACGACCGAATTTACGGCCGGTGAGATCAATCAATTTGGTCATGGAGCAAGCGTATCACGCCATAAGTCGGTGGTAAACGTTAACGGTGTCATGACATGGTCGACAAGGTCTGGACCAACCAGCATTGGGACATCGGCCAGTGGGATCAGGCGGTCTGGGACGCTCAGCTCGGCTTCAATGCTGCGCTCGGCGGCGTCGCGGTCAATGGCCAGCCGGCTAACCTCGTCCTCGGCCACCGGCTCGCGGCGGCGACCTATGCCGTCACGGTCAATGGCATCGCCGCCACACTGCGCAGTGGGCGATCGGTCGCGGTCACCACAGGCAATGTTAGTCTTACAGGCTTTGCGACTGGCACTCTCGTCAAGCGCCACATGGCGGCGGATCCGGCCGCCGTCACGGTCAGCTTCCGCGATGCTGTGCTGCGCACCGGCCTCTCATTCACGGTCGACGCCGGCAGCGTCATCGTCAATGGCTCTGTGGCCGAATTCGTGGTGGGCCGAAACCTCGTCTGTGAGGCGGGGCAGATCAAGGTCAATGGCGTAGCGGGCGACTGCACCCTGACAGCGTTCCGGCAGCCTGGAGAGATGAACTTCGGACTGCGGGCCGTGCTCCCGATGAGATGGTGACAGAATGCCAGGGGCTGTTGAACATTCAACCTAACAAAGGAGATAAATATGCCGCAGTCCGCCGTAACGGTCACGCCAGGGAATCCTACCCCACCCACCAATCTGTCCTTCGTCGGCGCGCGGCCGCCGCTCGATCCATTGCAGGCAGCGGTCGACGACGGCTTCGTCTTCAATGCGACGACGAATTTTTCGCAGAACGAAGTTTCCGCGAATCGCAACGTGTTCGCGGCCAAGACTGCGGCGGCGGGTTCCGGAACCTCGGTCGACCACGAGGGCAAGGGCAACGAGACGCTGTTCACGCAGAGCTATTCCAGCAGCATCCTGGCGCCGATCGTCCTCACCATGGATGGCTGCGGCCCCGCCCTGACCCAAGGGACAATGCCGATCCCCAACCAGCTGCACGCCTCGACGCTGTCGCCGGCCACGAACCCGACGCTATCCTCGATCTCGCCGACCACGGCGGTCTCGGGCGCGACCGGCACCGATACGATCACGGCGACCGGCGTCGGCTTCAATCCGCAATCGGTGATCTACCGCGACGGTATCAAGATGCCGACCACCTACGTATCCTCGACCTCGCTCACGGCTCCGGTGACCAAGCGCACCAGCGCGGGCGCCTCCAGCATCACGGTCGTGACCGGTGGCGTCGTGGGCACGGCGGCCCAAACCCTGACCTATTCGTGAGGGTCCGATGGACAAGTTCGAAAGCATCAACGAGCCCGGGAAGAGCCGGCAAAACTTCTCGCCGCCAAGCATCAACGAGCCGCCGAAGTTGCCGGACGAGCCGGTCATCACGGCGCTCGAACCGAGCAGCTGCGCGATTGGCGACCCTGACTTCACCCTGGACGTGACCGGAACCGGCTTCTCGGCAGAGAGCGTGATCCACTTCGCCGGCCATGATGAGCCGACGGTGTTCAACGAACCGGACACGCTCTCAACCGGCGTCAAGCCGTCGCTATGGACGGAACCGGCAACAGTGCAGTGCTCGGTCAGGAATGGGCCGGTTGAATCTGATCCGGTGGATTTCGTGTTCACGGAGGCAGCGACAGAAGAGAAGAAGCACACTGTCCATGCGGCCGATCCTGACGACCTCGAAGAAGAACTCGAGGAGGCCGAGGACGAGGGTGACTTCAAGCCGACGCACAGCCATCACGGGCGCAAGCCGCTCGCGCCCAAGCACCGGAAGAAATGAATGAGCCTCCCCGTCGTCACCGTTGCCAGCGGCGGCCTCCCCGTTGTTGACAATACGGCGAATGGCGTTGGCACGCCGGTTGACGAGGCGATCAACGGGTTCGGCACGGCCGTCACCAAGGCGCAGATCGGCATGCCGGTGGTTTACGGGATCGGCGCCGCTGCTGGCACGCCATTCGATCTGACGACCTATTTCGGTGCGCGCGTGCTGCGCGACTACAATGCCAACGATGCGACCAGCATCACGCTGTCCGGCAGCAATGTCACGCAGATCACGTCGAAGGGCGGAGGCAACGCGCTGACACCGCTATCATCGGGATTTGCAACCTATTCGGCAACGGCGCGCAACGGTAAGCCAGGGTTCGTGTTCACCGGCAACGTAATCGAGCGCATGGGTGGCGCGACCACGGGCCTGCCAGGAGGGCTCGGGGCTGCGGCCGTCACCATGATCACCGTGGCGTTCTGCGATGCCACGATTGCGGGAAGCGCGGCCTCCATCGGCGGCTATGGCGGCGGATCGGTTTCGGGCGACAGCCGCTTCCAGAGCAAGATGGCCACCGACGTCGTGGCGTCCAACCTGTGGTCTGTCGACAATTCCACGACCACGTCGTGGTCCGGCGTCGATCATATCTTTGCTGCGGATTTTCAAGTCTCGGGCGTCTCAAATACGTCGATCGACGGCGCCACCGACACGCCCGCCTTCCAGTCCCCGTATACCGCAGTCGGCAACATTCCGACCACCAGTCTGTCAAAATTCAGGTTTGGCTGTCGCATCGACGACACCCAGCCCTGGAAGGGCGTGATCCAGCGCTTCCTCATCATCAGCGGGACGCTGACGACCATCGAGCTGGACAAGGTGTTCGGCCAGCTCGCCATCGAGCACGGCCTGTCCTCGATCCTGGTGGCTGGCAGCCCCTACAAGAGCACGCCGCCGACCGTTGAGGCCACGGCGACCTCCAGCGTGCCCGCGAAATACGCCACGCGCGTATTCTATAACGATTTCCGCAAGGGCATTTCGTTCCGGACCGGCTACTACCAGGGCAACGCGGCAGGGCTCAACGATCCCAGCGCCAGGGGCATCTGGGCGTTCAATCCGCTCGACTACATGACTTCGGACCACGCCGATGCCGATTTCGGCTATGGCTATTTCATCAAGATGCAGCCCGCCTACAACTGGCAGGCGATCGAGCCGACATTTCCGACTTTCGGCATGGTCGATATCACCGACGCCGGTCTGGTCATGAAGGGCGGCGACCAGTTCCCGCTGGTCCGTGCCTCGCTGCCTGTCGTCGTGACGAGTCAAGGAAACAAGAAGCCGTTCGTGGCCTCGATGCTGGGCACGACGCAGAGTGCCAAGTTCAAGCTGCCGTTCATGGTCAAGGTCAACGGCAAGTATGACCAGTATGGCGGCCCGACGGCATTTCCCGCACTGCTGTGGACGCTGAACGACAAATATAACGGCGATTACAAGCTGACTGGATCGGCTGCGGGCAGTGTTCTCACGATCACGGCGATCCAGTCGAAACCGGCGTACTGGCCGAACCGGCTGCAGGTCGGGATGCGGATCAGCGGCAGCGACGGCACCAACTCGATCAAGACATCCAGTCCAAGCACTTACATTGCGTCTCTTGGCGCTGTGAACTCTGACGGCACCGGCACCTACAATCTGAACCAAGTGCAGCCAGCCAACGTCAATTCGTGCACAATCACCGCAGATCTTCAGCACTCCGAGCGCGATCTCACGGAGCTGTTCGGCATCCAGCAGAACGTCCGCATCGCGGCTCAGACCACACATATCTATAACACCTCGGCGGACGGGCTTGCGGGCGGCAGCGCGCGGTTCGACATGGGCGCCAGCCTCAATCCCTCGACCGGCTTGGTCGAGTTCTCGGCGGTCGCGCAGGCTGATTTCACCTATTTCTACTGCAACGGGATCGAGACCGCGAAGGTGCCGATGTCGGCCTTTGCGTTCGACGGCACGGTGACGGACTGGCACCATCTGCTGATCAACTACGCGATCGGCTTCTCCTACGAGCGCTACCCCGGCAATTTTACCGGATCGGTGACCGGCAGCGTGCTCACGGTGTCGTCGATCGACAGTTCGACCCGCATCGCGGTGGGCCAGACCTTGTCGGGCGCGGGCGTGACTGGAGGTACCACCATCACCTCGTTCGGCACCGGCGCCGGGGGCACCGGCACCTACAACCTCAACAACTCGATGACGGTGGCCGCCTCTACGCCGCTCAATGTCGATCCACCGGTGGTCGGACAGCTCTCGTTCACGGTGCAGGATATTTCGGTCTACAAGCAGTTTTCCGACCCGACCGATGTCATTCCGCCGAATCCGCTGGTGATCCTGCCGGTGTGGAGCGGCGGCCACGGTTTCGGCCTGGATTGCAACGTCGATCCGGCCTCTAGCCCAGGCACGGTGATCGGCACCGCGACCGGCGCCGCCACCTACGTGATCAAGCCCTACGACAATACGTTTGGTGGCATCCTGGCGATGTCCGGCAGCAACATCGTCACGGTCGGCTCGCTCGCGAGCTATAGCGGCCAGAGCCTCAATTTCTACATCGAGGGCACCGATGCCTCCGGCTTCCCGACCACGGGGCCGAAGCGCACCGTGAATGTCGTCCCGCCAGTGGGGCCGGTGCTTTCCGGCGCTGGCTCGTCAAGTGTGACCGGCAACTCGGCCAGCATCTCGGTGACGACCGATACCGCAAACGGTACCCTTTACTGGGTTGTTTCCACATCATCGACGCCGCCGACCGTGGCGCAGATCCAGGCTGGCAACGACAGCACCGGAGCAGCGGCCAAGGCCTCGGGCAATCAGGCGGTCTCAGTCACAGGTGCACAGAGTGCCAATGTCAGCGGTTTATCGACGGGCGTCACCTATTTTGCCTATTTCACCCATGCCAATCGCTACGGCTACTCTTCTGCTGTCGCTTCTGCGTCGTTCACGACCAGCGGCTCGACCGTGACGGCTGGTTCTGTCTCCAGCGCGGTCAGTGCCAGCAGTCTTTCGACATATACCTTCAGCGCCCTTGCGGTCGATGCGACGGCGACTGCCGCAGTGGTCAATGTCTTCGGCCGCGTCGCTGGCACCTCGGCCACGCTCAACACGCTGACGCCGAGCGTCGGCACCGCCAACGTCATTACCGGCGGTGAGGCCCGCAACACCAATGCCGGTAACCTGTCGCTGCAAAAGTCCTACTACGTGACATTCCCGCTCGGCACCACGTCGATCAACCTGACCGCGACGTTCAGCGCGGCGATGCTGCGGGCCGGTGTCAGCGTGCAAAGTGTGATCGGATCGAGCGGCACGACGCCGTCCGGCGCGGCGGTCGCGATCAACCAGACCGCGATCAATCAGGCGCCATCGACGACGGTGACGGTGCCGGGCGGTGGCTGCGCCTTTGTCTCGGGATCGCAGATCGGCACCGGCACCGCGACGGGACCGACGCCGACCAACTATACCCAGGATCTCGGCGCAACCCTGATCGCGGCGTCGATGTACCTGTCCGCCGGTCACGATACTAACACCGGCTCACGCACCCACACGATGACGTGGGCCGGACAGACCTCGCCGACCGATACCATGGTTGTGGTGGCCTGCTCATGATCGAGCTGATCGAGGTCGAGCCAGGGAAGTGGCGCGTCAAGCGACCACCCCGCGAGATTGCCCGCTCTGATCTGCCGCTGCCCTACGTCATCAGCGACACCATAGACCCGACCGAACAGGTTGATGGCAAGTTTTACACCAGCAAGGCCAAATTCAGGGCGGTTGGCCGTAGCCTCGGCCTGATCGAGGTCGGCACCGAAAAGCAAAAGCCGCGGGTCAAGACTTACGACACGCCCGAATTCAAGGTGAAGCGCCGCGAGACCATCCAGCGCGCCTTCGAACAGGTTAAGTCCGGCCACCGCCGGTAAGGAGCACACCCCACATGTCTGACGTTGCCGTTGCCGCGCCCAGCGGCGGCGCCCCCGCGCCTGCCGAAGTCCCGATTCAGGTCGATCAGACCAGCGCCCCCAATCCGGTCGGCTCGCAAGCGCCGGACACTCCGACCCGCCGCGAAGCCATTCAGAAGGCCTTTGACAAGGGCCAAGGCCAGAAGGACAGGAATGACCGGCACGATCAAAGGCCCGCTCCAAAGGCTGCGGAAGCCCGCATGGGGCACAACCAGCCGCCGGAGGACCAGAAGTTCGATTTGCGCAAGCGGCCCAAGGGCGACGCCCCCGTCCCGAAGGGGCCACCCCCGCGCGAGCGCGCCGAGCATGGCCACTTCGCGCCAAGGCAACAGGGACAACAGGAAGTCCTGAGTCCAGATCCCAGGCAGCAATCGCAGCGCCAGCCAGGAACGCCAGGACAGCTCCAAACCTACCGGCCAGAGCACTCAAAGCTGCACCCGCAGGCGCCCTATCGCGAGCCACCCAACCGGTTTGCCAATCACTCCAAGCACGACTGGCAGCATGCGCCGGAAAGCGTCCGCGCCGAAGTGCATCGGATGTATGACGAATTCGGCCGAGCGTACAAAATCTACAAGGCCGATTTCGACGAGATGCAGACCCTGCGTCCGTTCCAGAAGCTCGCGAAGGATTGCGGCACCACCATGGTCAAGGCGCTCTCGAGCTACGTCGCGCTCGAGGACAAGATCCGCAAGAATCCGCTCGCCGGCCTCGACACGGTCGTCAACAACCTCGGCCTGCAAACGTCGGATGGCCAGCGCATCGGGCTGCGCGACATCGCCTTCTACATCGCATCGATGACGCCGGAGCAGTATAACCAGATCCAGCAGGACAATGCGCAGATTGCCACTGCACAGCAGATTGCGAATGCGAAGCAGGAGATCGCGCAGCTCAAGCAAAGCTGGCTAGAGGCGCAAGCACAGCAGCAATTTCACTATACGCGGAGCGCAGTCGACTACTACGCCAACAGCCATCCGCGGCTAGATGAACTCGGTGACCTGATCGAACAGGAAATCAAGCATGGCTACGATCTTGACACCGCATACCGCCGAGCGAACCTGCTTCGCCCGAGCACCCAAGCGGCTCAGACCCGCAACCCATCGGCTCAGACCCGACCCGCAACTGACAGATCCATCTCCGGCTCCCCTGGCTCCAGCAACGGTGCGACGCGCCGTGGCAAGCCGTCGGCGTCGCCGCGAGATGCCGTGAGAAATGCGATCAGCAGAATGCAGGGTCGCGCCTGAAACCCCAATGGAGAACGTAAATGCCTAATATCACCAGCAATGCGAACTACCAGCAGATTCTGAGCATGGCGCTCGAGGATCGCTCGCAAGGTTATGAGGATCTCGTGTCCAACAACAATATCTTGCTGGCCACGACCAAGCGGAAAGGCCTCTGGCATTCCTACTCAGGGCCGCGGATCCGGCAGAGCCTGCAGATCGGAAAATCTTCCGCGCAGTGGTATTCCGGATACGATCAGCTGCTCAACCCTGCGTTGGATATCATCAACGACGCAGTCTATGATCCCAAGATGGTCGTGATTCCGATCATCCTAAGCATGCAGGAGATCCTCAACAATGAGGGCCAAGCGCAGCTCGAGGATGTTTACGAGACCTACATCACCGCAGCCGAGAAAGCGCTCAGCGATGCGATGGATGCAGGAATATATTCGGATGGGACTGCCAACGGCAACAAGCAGATCACCGGTTTAGCCACGGCCGTCCCGATCGTCACCAACTCCGGCACCTACGGCGGCATCGATCGCGGCTCGGCGACGATCTGGCGAACGACGACGTTCGACGCGAGCGGCTCGGCCGGCAGCGTCTCGCTGAGCGGTATTGGCACTCAGGTAACCTCGACCACGATCCGGCCGATGCTCAACTACGCCATGACGCGGCAGTCTCGCGGCAAGGATTACGCGGATCTCTTGATCATGAGCCCAGAGCATTACGCGGCTTATGATGCAGCCACGATCGCAATCCAGCGGCAACAGAACGAGACGAGCCTCGGCCAGCTCGGCTTCTCGGCGCTCGAATATATCGGCGGCGGCAAGCGGGCGGAGATCGTGCTTGACGGCGGCATCGGCAGCAACTGTCCCGCGAACACGACCTTTGGCCTCAACACCGATACGTTCAGACTGCGCTATCACCCGCAGAGAAACTTCGATCGGATTTTCGATGCAGATGGCCAGATGCCAATAGATAAGGACGCTGTGGCTCAGTTCATTGGTTGGATGGGCGAATTGACTATGACTAACCCGCTCTTCAATTGGCGCATGTATGATAGTAATCCAGCGGCATAACAGTGTCAACACCTACTCTACAGGGTAGGTTATAGAGCGTATAGTCCTCCCTCCTAAAACAGAGGGAGGACCGAATGACGAAACTGAACGATTTGCTGCGCTACGACTCAGAGACCGGAAAATTGTTCTGGAAAGAGCGGCCGATTACAATGTTTGCGTTTAATCCCGAGCGGCACAGTGGAAAGCGGATCTATAGCGCGGAGCGGGCGTGCAACACTTGGAATACGCGTTACGCCAATACCGAAGCGTTAGCGGTGTTGAACAATTGGGGCTACTTTCACGGGCGCGTTGGCGATCGCTACTTGCTGGCGCATCGGGCCATTTGGGAAATGGTGACGGGCCGTATTCCTGAAACGCTCGACCACATCAACGGAGTAAAGACCGATAATCGCTTGGTTAACCTTCGCGAAGTAACGCCAAGCCTAAGCAGTTCCAATCGCGGTGTCCCGATCAATAACAAGAGCGGCGTGATTGGTGTGTTTTGGAATACCGCGCGCAAGAAATGGCAGGCGCAAATCAGCCTTGGCCGCAAACGGCAAAATCTTGGTTTGTTTGACACCAAAGAAGCGGCAATATCGGCGCGCAAAGCTGCGGAACGAGCGCTGAAGTTTTCAAGTCGAGAATCAAACGAAGACTAACCCCGCGGCCTAATCCAACCGCAGGGCGAACGCTGGCGGCCTCCCCACCACCGTCCCACCCCTGGGGCCGCCAGCTAAACTTTTAGGACATTACAGGAGACACGAAATGCCGAGACAGGATCCGGATGAAATGCTCGTGGTCGTTTTCAAGACGATCGCGATGGAGAACGAACAAAAGACATTGGAACAGGGTCGTGCGATCTTCGACGATGTCCCGATCTGCGAAGTCCGCAGCCCTGGCAGCAAGGAGGTCAAGCACTTCCCCGCCACGGCGATGTCCACCGGATGGCTGCAGGACGAGAACGGCAAGCAGTACCAGATCTCCTACGCCGAGCGCTTTCGCCACCAATTCCAGCAATTCAAGCGCGACGAGACGCAAACCAAATCAGGCACGCCGCTCGACCATGTGCCGTTCTTGACCGAGGCCAAGCGCGCCGAACTCCGCGCTCTCAACGTCTATACACTCGAGACGCTGGCCGGCATCGAGGGCAACGAACTGAAGAACCTCGGCATCCACGGCAGGGAGCTCAAGAACCAAGCCGAGGCCTACATGGAGGAAGCCCTGAGGCGGGCACCGGACATGCAGCTACAAGCGCAGGTCGACGCGTTGGCCGCGCGTAATGCGATCCTCGAGGAAGATATTTTGATCCTGAAAGCCAAGAAGCAGGCCGAGTCTGAAAACTTCGAAGACATGACCGCCGAGCAGCTCGCCGAGTACATCACCGCCTGTACCGGCCACGCCCCGCAGGGCAACCTCTCGCGCAAGACGCTGCTCAGGCTCGCCACCGACGTGAAAGCGGGAGACCTCGCGTGACACTTCTCGCGGTCGTCAAGGCAGTGTGCTCGGTCGTCGGCGTCGAGCAGCCGACATCCGTGTTCAGCAACATCATTGCTAACAGGACGATGCAGGAGATGCTCGACCTCGCCAATGAGATGGCGCAGCGCATTGCCTACGACAACCGCGAGTGGACGCTATTTCGAAACGTGGGAACGCTGGTCGGTGATGGCACGACGACTGCGTTTCCGCTGCCCGTCAATTTCAAGCGGATGCTGCTGACCACAAATCTGTGGCGGTCGACCTCCGCGCTGACGCCGATGCGGTTCATCGTCGATTTTGACGACTGGAATAACCGCAGGCAACTTAACATCTATAGCGGTTACGGCGAATGGACGATCTATGGCGGCAATATCGTCATCGCGCCGGTGCTCGCGACAGGCCAGACTGCGACCTACGGCTACCTCGATAAAAACTGCATCGATCTCAACAGCGGCGGCTTTGGCGATAGCTTCCAGAGCGACAGCGATGGCTTTCGCCTCGATGAGAGGCTGCTGAAGCTCGGCATGATCTGGCAGTGGAAATCGCAGAAGGGCGCTGCCTACAACGAAGAGCTCGGCACTTACTCTGATGCGATGGCCGTCGCAATGGGCTCAGACAGTCCTGGGCCGATCTATATCGGCCGGCAGACGGTCTCGAGCGCGACCAAGATTGCTTATCCGTTTGGGCCAGTGCCGACGCCATGAGCCAGTATCAAGCATTCCGCCGCGTAGCTGTCCAGCCCCAGGCGGCGCAGAAGCAGGAGACGATGTCGTTTCCCGCGCCGACCCGCGGGCTCGTCCTTGATGAGAATTACGCCTACATGCAGCCAGGGGGCGCGGTCGTGCTCGATAACTGGCGCCCGACGCTGCGCGGGGTGGCATTGCGCAGCGGCTGCGTCCTGCACAGCGATCTGCACGCGTTGGAGAAGTATGAGGCGCTATGGGACACCGCTTTCTGGGACAAGGCGCTATGGGATCACACCAGCGCAACGCCTTCCGAGCGGTCTCCGATCATTTCGGCGTTTTCCTATGAAAGCGCGTTCAATCAGAAAATGTTCGCGGCCGATAAGGACAAGCTAGTCGATGTCACTTATTCCGTGACCGATGGCGATCCGATCTTGGTCCGGCGAGGCCATAGTTCCGGCAATTACTGTTTTTCGCAGTTGTCCAATCAAGGCGGAGATTGGGGTATTGCGGTCAACGAGGGCGGCGATGCCCCGCTGCGCTTTGACGGCACCAATTGGGTCTCGCTCGATTCCACGCTGCCGCCCAATTGGGTCAACGGCAACATCTACCTCATCAACGACAGGGCAACAGATCCGGCTGATAGCTCGGCGTGGAAATGCGCAGTCTCGCATGTCGCCGCCATGTCCGGCACTTTCGCCGCCGATCGCGCCGCGAACCCGAGCTATTGGGTGGCGGACGTTCCGGTCGACGGGGCGGCTTTGATCTCGGGTCCGACAGGCTCAAATGTCGAGTTTGGCAAAAACCTCAGCCACGTCTGCAAATATCGCAATCGCTACTTCTTCATTGAGCAGGACTCAATGAATGCGTGGTACCTCCCCGTTAACGCTGTCGGCGGCTCACTAAGCATAATCCCGCTATCCGGTGCGGCGAGCCTCGGCGGCAAGCTGATGTTTTGTACGGTGTGGAGCATCGACGGCGGCGACGGGCCGGATGACAAGCTGATATTCGTCACTAACCTCGGAGAGGTTCTCGTCTTCAGCGGCTCTGATCCGTCCGCCGCTGCCAACTGGAGGCAGGAGGGCAGATATCGCATCTCGCCGCCGATGGGCATGAACGCCTACATGCCGCTCGGCGGCGATGTCCTGATCGCGACCATGGCCGGCATCATTCCTGTGTCTGCGTGCATCAATAAGACTTACGAGCAGATGGAGCTCGCCGCGATCACTAAATCGATCAAGATGATGTGGCGCGACGAAGTGGTGGCGAAGCGGTCGTGGGCTTGGACGATGTGCCATTGGGAAAAATACGATGGCGTCGTTGTCACGTGGCCAGGCTCGACCCCAGGATATTGTGC